TTACTTATAGAAACGTTTTGTGCATCTCTATATTCTCCATTAGGTAAAAGCCTAGCATCCAAGTCTTTATTCATCTTGGACTTTAAAAAAGTATTTTTAATCTGCGGCATAATTAATGTTTAATCCATTTAGATTTGTTTCTAAACACTTGAGATATTTCCTCTAGCTTGATATTACTTAATCTTATTTTAGCATTTCTAAGTGCTGCTCTTCTATCTCTTTTAAATCTTTGTACTAAGTACTCTGGAACTCCAGATCTACCAGATAATATAGAATAAGCAATATGCATGTATATGGCTTCTTCTGCTAATTTAGGTATTTTCATATCTTCTTCATAGCCTAAACCATCAGATATATATTCTAATATTATAATTTTATTAGCTAAATCACTAGTAAAAGAAAAAGTACCTAGTCTTTCATTTATAGTAAACTTACCATTTACTTGAGCTTCTTCAGGTTGTAACCCATATCTTTGACCTAGTAGATTTACACCTCTCGGGTGTTGATAGTTGTCAGGTATTAAGTTGCTGTCTTGGTTTTGACTAGCCCATCTTTCCTCTGTTAATGACTGTTGAGCTAATAAATTGCTTTCTATACCAGGTATACCGTCTTGAGTTGGTAAACCGTCTTCATCTTGTATAGGTAACTCAGTAGGGTTACTAGTAACTCTAGTTGGATATATAATATGTTTAGCACCAGCATCGTCTACCCAAGAGCACTTAACATAGTTAACATAGTCTTGTGGTATTATTACAGATAAGCTTGAAGGAACAGTAAGTTCTTGAGATTTTATAGATTTTAAAGTGTCATAACTAAATTCTTGTAAACCTCTTTTGGCGTGAAATATAATGTCAGTTCTTTTAGCACTAGATATTAGTTTACCAACTCCAATGTAACCAACAATAAAGTTATTTATAACATCATCTAAGCTTATATATTCGTAACTACCGTAATTATTATCTATAGATACATCATTTAATTGAACTACTATGTTACCTAAAACTAATGACGATGTTATAGTTATTTGGTTATTAACAACTGAATAATTAGTATCAGCTATTAATATACCGTTATTGGTTATAGTGTAATTAGCTATTGGTGAATCTGTTAAGTCGGTATTAAACGTGCAATTAAATGGTGCAGAAGGAACACCAGCTATAACTGAGAAAGATTGTTGACCTGCGTAGTAATTAGCGTTTGTTTCTGTGATTAAACCACCGTTTGGAATTGTAGCCATTTATTATGATTTTTCGTTAACTTCTTCTTGTTGTATTTTAGCAGCGGCTGCTTGAACTATTTGAGGATCTCTAATAACTATACCGGCATATAACAATATGTTTAATACTAACTCAGTTTGCTCTGAATTGTGTAATTTAAAATCAGTTGCACTATTTTGATCAAACAAAAACTGACCAACGCTACCTAAAGTATAAGCCCAAACTATATCTATAGGTTTTTCTACGTATTGTACTTTAACACCTGAAGATATTTCTGGATAAACTATTAGTTGATTATCTTCGTATAAGTATATTGGATGTTTTTTAGTAGGTGCAGTAAGTGGGGATTTTCTTATATTATAAAACTCTGCTCTACCGATTCTTTGTAGCTCTACTGGGAGTTTATTTGTTTCTTCATAAGTTACAGAACCTAACCTATAAAGAGTGTCTGGTAACGTGAAGGGATTAGCACCAGACGCAGTAGCTTCTTTTTTAAACTCTGCTATTTTTTCATCTGTAATGGCAACACGATCAGAGTATTCCATATCTGTTTGTGGAACACGTACTTGTTGATTCAAATCTTCAAAGTACTTTTCAAAGATCTCACGTTGTACTTGACTACCTATTTTATTAAACTCATCTGGCGTCATGTAACCACGCTGTTCTTTGTTTAGTATAAGTAATACTGTTTTATATACTGTATCTACGCTTACTGCCATTTTAATATTTTTAAAAAAAAGGGTGGCGTTAAAACCACCCTAATTTATTATCACTTGTTATTTTAGCTTTTTATCTATTGTTTTGTAAACCTCAACACCTTCATCTGTTTTAAACCAAGCAGCTAAAGCTGAATATGGATTTTCATCAAACGGTACATTCATTAGTTTACGGCCATTGCTAGCCCAAGAGAAAGTTCTTTGATCTTGAGACAATGACATTATGTTAGCCTCAACAGCTCTAATACCAAAATTTCTAAGACCAACGTTTTCATCATTAGCTAATTCTATAAATAATTCTGGATTACTTCTAGCTAATAACATTAAATCTCTTTTAAGTTCTTTAGAACTCATTGTAGATACTCTAGAACCTTGCTCAACTCTTAATATAGCTTCAGATTGATCAACATCCATATTTAAAGCAGCATTCATAGCTTCTACTTCTAGTTCTAAATAATCAAGATCATCTACTGCTTCTTGCACTTCATCTTTCTCAGAGTATAAAGCGTTTCTATTAGGATGATATAAAGAAAGTAGTTTTTGTAAAGCTACATCTGATTTAGGTACCATGAGCACCCCATCTTCAAAAACAATATGCCCTAGTGTAACTGAGCCTACTTGCTCATCAACAAACGGGCTTTTCATATTAGTAGCGTATCTTAATTCTCTATTGTAACCTTTTTCCTCATCAAACCACATTAATGGTTTTCTTGAAGAGTGTTTAGAGTTTATTCTAAAAGTTAACGGGGATTTATCATGTAATAAATGATAATATCTATCTTTAATTTCCCAAGTATCTTTTTTAACCTCAACTTTTTTAGCTTCAGGTTTTTTCTTTTCTTTTGTTTCCATAATATAATATAATATAATATAATAATTAAAAAAGACCCCGCCGAAGCGGGATCTTATTATTTTTTTTTACAAGCTTGCGCCAGTAACAGTTAAGTCTGTTGCACTTAATGTTGTTAATGGAGCAGGGCCTGAGGCTCCGTCCATTTTATCAATTGCGTTAATAACTAACTGTGCGTCAGCTTGGCTTAAGTTAGAACCAGTAGATGCAATAGTTGTTTTAGTGCTTCCACTGTAAGCTATTACAACGTCATTACTAACTACTTTTACACTTATAACACCATCAGCTGATGCAATATCACTTGCACCTGCGCCTTTGTTTAATTTTATATGTCCCATAATTTCTATCTTTTAAATGTTAATAATTATACAGTTGACTTAAATAACACGAAGTTATTAGCACCTTGTACACAAAGACATCTTTCAGATAAGAAATGTACTTGCATTGCATCTAAAGAAGAAGTATAAGCTCCGCCTACTGAACCAGTAACCCAAGACTTCATTCTTCTGTCATCCGCTTCAGAAGCTCTATATCTTACATGTAAGAAAGGTCTTCTAATGTTAGAACCTAACATTTGGTCATAAACAGTAGATGTTCCAGCCGGAATTAAAACCCCGTCAATATCCCCAGTTAAACCCCTTGTAGAAGCATCATTTAGATATTTCCAGTCAGTTTTGTAGAAGTCATAAGAACCTCTTCTGAATCCAGAAAAACCAAAATTCATAGCCATGTCTTCTTCATTATTGAATAAGCCATAAGAAGCAGAATGAGTACCAGAGTATCCTCCGCCAGCCATGGCGGCTATCATATCGTCAAAATCTAAAGCAGTAGCTCTTGATAAAAATAACATGTTTTCTTCAATAGCTCCTTGAGAATCTAATTGCTTAAGAATAGCATCAAAGTCACCTAAAGCGCCAGATCCTGGAGCAGCAGCACCAGCAAAGTCGTTATAGATATTACCTCTTGCTTCGATAGCAGCAAATAAACCTTCAGAACCTTCAACAGATAAATTAGTGTTTGCTCCTTTTTTCTCAGCTTCAACCATTGACATTTCAAGATAATCTTCAAAACGTAATCTAGTTTCAGACTCAGCTTTTAAATACCATAAGTATCCAGAAGTACCATCTTCAGTAGCAACTTCAACCCAACCAATTTGAGCAGCGTCAGATCCTGAAACCTGATACATGTCTTTTAGTATAATTGGCTTGTTTGAAAATTGAGTAAAATCTGGCTGAATCGCTCTAACTCCTGACGTAACAGCACCAGTATCCATACCTGGAGTTCCTTTGTCAAATTCAGAACCGTAAACAAATACTTTAATACCTGTTTCTTCATCAGCTAAACCTGTTCCTGTAATTAAATCAGCAAATTTATAAGCTTGAACAGAAACGTCAGCAACTCTTGGAGAACCAGTTGCTAAGCCTATATCCGTAACTCTAACTTTAACACTATTTAAACCGTTAGAAACAACCATAGTTTGTCCTACTCTTATAGCAGCTTCTTTTCCAGCTTCTACAGGTACGTTAATAGATGTGCCATCTTTAATTTGGCAACCGTCATAAGACACGTGTAGTCTATTTTGTTCAGACCAAATTACTTGATCCGATGTCATTGGCATTTCAGCGCCAACCATTCTTAAGAAACCTTGTAACGTTCTGTTACCAAATCTCTCTACTTCTGCTTCATACAATTCAGGAAGGTATTGCTGAGCAAATGTATCACTATCACCAGCACCTGATCCACCGTTAAAAGACAAGTAGTTAGTATCTAACGCTTGTTTCTTTTGATGAGGTATAAGTCCTGGAGCATTAGTTATATCTAATCCCATTTTTTTAAATTTTAAGTTTTATTTTTTATTTGTTCTTATTTTTAACTTAGAACTATCAACTCCAGAAATAGCTTTTACTTTTAATCCGTTTATAAATACCTCACCAGTAGACGTAGCTCTTGGTTCGTTACTTATGTTTTTGGATTTAGCCATCATATCTTTAACAGCATCGGCTTTGCCTTGCTCATAAAAATGATTAGCTATAGTATCAGCATTCTGTGCCGCATATATGGCTTTATGATAGCCCTTAAAATCTTTTACTTCACCTTTGTTATCTAAGAACTTCCCGATTAGGTTTGTAAGATCTGATTGACTATTTGCAACATCTTCAGTATTACTAACTCCATACCTAAACTTCTTTTCACCAACACTGAAATCAAAACCTTTGAATTCTTGGTTAAAAAAGTTTTTAGTACTAGACTTAAACTTATCATGTTGCGCTTGAACCGTTTTTTGTTCTTCGTTATATCTATTGAAAAAGTCAGTTGCTTTTTGTTGGTCTTGAGTTACGCCTGGTCTCAACTTGATCTCATCGTAATATTTACTCTTTGTTTCCTCTAAAAAGCTTTTGGCTTTTGCAATTTCTTCTTTACGAGCAAGTTTTTTCTTTCTTATATCTCGCTCTTCATCCAACTCCTCATCATATGAAAAATTATCTTCTAATAAGAAGTTAATCTCCTCCATATCTAAATGAGGTTTTGTCTGCTTATAATATTCTTTTAACAACGTATCGTTATCTACATTGGAATAGTCAGCGTTTAATCTAACATAATCTTCAACCGTTCCACCAGTTTCCTCCATAAACTTAACCAGCTTTTCTACATTTTCTGGTAAGTTGACTTCAGGTTGTTTTGCTTCAATAACTGGCTCTTCTGTAACTACTTCTTCAACCTTTTCTTCCTCTTCAGTTATTTCCTGTATTGGAGAAGTTACTTCTTCTTCTTTCTTTTCGGTAGGTTCTTCAGTTGTTTCTTTGATGTTTTCTTTAGAAACTTCTTCGCTAACTGGGGATTCGTCGCGAACAAGTACTTCATCTGTTGTTTGCTCTTGAACGGCATCTTCTTTCTCCTCTTCTTTTTTAGATAAATCTACTTTAATAGGTTCATCTTTTTTGTTTAATTTTTTTGGTCTACCAGGTTTCTTTTTAATTTTAAAGTCACCTTCTTGTTTGACTGTTTCTGACATAATATAATATAATAGTTAATAATTATCTAGGGCCAAATTGCTCTAGTCCAAACCCACCTAATGTATCATTACCGGCGGATTCAAAGTTTTTAGGTAATAAATCATTTTTTCTTTGATCTATTAACTCTGATTGTTGCGTTGCTTGTATTTTAGTTCTTTCGTCTTTACGATCTTCTTTAAACTCTTCAGTTTGCTTTTTAGCTTCTCCTTGAGCTCTAGTTAATTGTATGCTGTAATTAAACTCTTGCTCCATTAACTGTTGCTTAATTTGAGCTTCTCTTTCCATCTTAGCCATATCAAAATCACTCTTAGCTTTTTCTAGTTGAACTTTCTGTTCAGTTAATACTTGCTGCTTTTGAGTTTCAGCTAATGCTGTTTGTTGAGCTAGTTGGGCATTTGCAGCTGCTTGAGCTTGTATATTAGCTTGTTGTGCTTGCTGCTCTCTTATTTGTTTGTTTTTTCTACGCTTTTTAAGCATTTGATTAGCTAACTTTAAATTGTTAACCTCTCTAATGTCTATAGCATCTTCTAAATCTATTTGACCACCTTGTAAAGCTACTTGTATGTTTTGTTCTAGTAATTGCTTTTCTTCTTCGTCTGGTTCTAATTGTAAGAATATACCAAAGTCATGCATGTTAAGATCAGCTAAGTCTTCTAATGTGCCTACGTTATACCTTGATATACTAGACATTAATGATTGTCTTGTTAAAGGAAACATTAAAGCATCAGCTACTCTTAAAGATATATTCTCACATGTTTTCAGTGTTAAATACAAGCTTGACTGCAGTATGTGTCTAGTAGCTGTGTTTGAATTAGCAGCAGCGAGTTTCTGTAAACCTACTAAAGCAAACTTGTCAGGATTACTACCATCTCTTGCTTCATTTAATCCCGTCACGTCTCTTATCATTTTAAGATAATACTCATAAGTCTGAATAAGAGATTGTATTTTACCCATACCATTTGAAGAGTTTAACTCTTGTATAGGCATTTTACCTGGGTTCATAGTACCATCTTGCGTCATGGATCTACCTACTACAGAACCAGTTTGGAAGTACATGTTTAAAGCTTCAGCTGGATTATAATTAGTTCCATTACCTAAATCTACTTCTGCTAAACCATCTATATCCATATAGACTCCATCAGGTACCATTCTAGACATTACCTGCTGAAGTTTTAAATGTGTTATCTGTATCATGTCAGCAAAGCTAGTAACTCTGCTTACAATTGATTCTATGCGACCTTTGTATATCCTAGGAGCTACGATGTTATAACTCATGTTAACTCTAGTGGTATCAGCATTAGGTCTTGTCATGTTTTCAGCTACTTCCCACTTTAACATTTTATTGTGACCCAATATTTTAGCACCGCTATATAATACCTCTATAGATCTATAAGCTTTTTTAAAACTTTCATTTTCAGGTGCTTCTATAAAAGTATCTTGTTTCTCTAGTGCTTTTTCAAGCCCTGATGCTGTTTGTTTTATTTTAAATACTTGGTTAGTGTAAGTTTTGTATTCAAAATAAAGTACTTGAACTGTTTGATCATCATATCTACCACTCCAGTTTCTAGTATAGTTTTGATTACCTGGATACTTCTGTATCTCTTCCATATCAGCTGCAGTTAAATATGGAAACTGTTTTTTAAGTTCAGGTATACTTATAGGTTTTACTTCACCTACATAATATATATCATCAAAATTAGGATCTTCAGTATATGAATAAACTAAATTAGCTGGGTCTACATAATCAACCTTAACACCATTTGATCTATTAAACCTAGTTTTAACAGCAGCTATACCTAAAACAGCTAGATCATAATTAATTCTTCTTCTAGTTAAATCGTATCTATTATAATCTAAGACTTGATTTATAACCTCTTCTTCAGCTACTTCAATAGATTCTTTATAATCCATTTGCATATGTAACTGTAAATCTTCTTCGTTCTCAAGCTCTAATCCTTTACCTTGACTTTTAGAAACATCTAAACCAGTTAGTTCTTTAACTTGGTTTATTAAATCTTTCTGCATCATGTCTCTGTGTAGAGCTTCAGCATACCTAGTTCTTTTCATTATAGACTCAGGATCTTGAGCATAAGCCTTTATATCGTAAGATCTTTGCGACATACCATTAACTAATATATCTACAAACTTAGGTATGACAGGTACTGGCTTCCAGTCTAAATTTAAATAAGATAAATCACCATTAATCGAAAGCTCATCTTTATACTTTTGTACAGATTGTTCACCCCTAGCATATAACCTAAGTCTATGAAATTTATTATAATTAGTATTAAATCTATCATAAGCTCCTCTATCATTTCTAAACCACTCACCTTCAATAGCTCTACCTACTTGCAGACCATAGTCTAAGGTAGCTTTCTCTGCATCTGGAACTATTTGATCAGGAAATGAACTGTTATAATTAGTATTTATCATTTATTTATTTTTGAAATATAACCACTGTTATCATATTTTTTAATACCCAAGTACAATGACTTTGTTTGTCTTTTTGCAACTGGTACGTATCGATTTTTATTGCAAGCCATAATAGCTAAACCAGAACTGATAGAGGCATCATGTTTGGTTCTGTTGTTAATATTAAATTTTGACCAGTCTTCTAATGTCTTTTGAAAGTACATATCACCTACTTCGTTTTCTAAATTACCGACGTAAGTTTCTATATAACTTTCTATTGCAGCAGCGTGTGCTTGCTTAATATCTTCACTTGTGTTAGGTATACCACCTATTTCTCTTTCAGTTGGTGATAACTTATTAAATACTTTATCAGGACGATTCATTGAAAAACCTCTATAACCTCTTCTTTTGAAGTAGTATAATAATCTAGGTTTATTGTTCTCAGCAAGTATTGGCATACCGTAAAATATACAAGCCATTAAAACATCTTCAAAGAATATTTCAGCCGTTTGTGGTCTTGATATATATTCTAAAAAGAAATGGTTAGCTGGAGCATCTTCCATTGAAAACTTAGTTAAACCGTGTAAAGCTCCATTAGAACCTTTACCATCGACTGTACCGGATATATCATAACTATCACAACCAAAAGCGCCAACGTGTTCATTACCAGGTGATTTAACTCCATTATTTATTATCACTCGGTTTTGTAAGTTTTTAGGTGGCACCCATGATATTAAAAACCTTCCATCTTTGTTTGGTGTAAAAGTAACCCTTGAATCTTTTATACCATTATCCCAACTAAAACTACCTCTAGTAACATTTTTATTGTTACTCATCTCTTGATTATAATCTATCTGCTCGTATATTCTAGTAAGATTAAATAAACTGTTTTTAGTTTCATCTCTAAAAGCATGTTGCTCTGTTCTTGGAAACTGTCGATAGTATTCGTTTAATCCGTCTTGATCTTGCTTTAATCCATCTACTTCATTATCCCAGTGTTCAATTACTCCGATTGTAATTGGGATATTGTCTTTTCCGATTGTTTTATTTTTTGGCGTAAAGAATACAGGTGATCCAAAAGTATCCATGAATCCTTCGTAGTTCCACTCCATAGGGATGAAAAGAGAATAGAGTCCGCTAGAAGTTTGTCCGTTTCTATTTCTTTTTGTAACGTCTGAAGCGTAGTATAGTTTTTTGAAGTTGTCTCCACCTTTATCTAATGCGTTTGAAGTTGAGCCCATCATACATTTGCCTACGATTCTTGATCCTAGTCTTAGTGTAGTTTTTGTAACTCTCCAGTTGTTTAATATGTTGTCAGGTCTCTCCCATTTACCACTTTCATCATGTGCTAATATCTTTAGCTTTTCACCATCATAAGAGTTATCTCCTGTGTTTTTCCAATCAATAGTAGTATCTAACCCTTTTAAATCTGCTAGCTTTACGTTATCATCTAATTTACGCCTAGTAAGCTTCGAAGCTGGGACTCTATACGCCAGTTCGGTTTTTGGACGATCCATACCATCTTGAATTGGTTTGAAGAAAAACGGATAGTTAACGGATATTGGTACAACTTTGTCTGTGAACATTTTTTTAGCATCTGCTCCAGATTTTGAAAGGATACCGAATCTTGCATCTGAAGATATAGTTGCCTGGTTAACAAGCTCTGCTGATGACATAAAGGAGAAACCAGACCGTCTGTTTTTAAGGTAACACATTCCATAACATCTGCTATCGGCTTTGCATGCTTCCCAAAAGATGAAAAATAATCTGTTTGCTTCTCTGTAATCTGGTGCTCCAATGTCGATTTTTGACCACTGCAAATACATGTAATGAGTACCAGTGATATAATTAGGTTTACCGTTATTATAAAACCAGTAACCATTTGACCTACGTTTAAATTCTTCATCTATGTAATCGTACCATTTTTCTTTGAAGTCATTAGGATATTCATCCCAATCAAACCTGCTTTTTATTCTAGCTAATTCCTTTGGGTATTCTTGTTTTTCCCAGTACTGTTTCTTTTTGTCTTCGCTTCGTTTAAACGGTTCATCTGCTGTTGGTAAAGCAATGCGGAGGTTTTGTATTTCAATGATCTGTCCAATCTTACCTGTTTTACTAATTACTATAAAATCGTAATCTGCATTATAGCCATACTCCCATTTTTTATACCTATTGTTTTTAGATAATAACTTTGGGTTTACAACGTCCTTTACTTCTTTCCAAAGTGTTTGTTCGTAACTCATTTGCTACGCCCTTCTGCAAAACCTCTAAAAGATCTTTCTTCTTTTTTGTCTTTAGGTTTTTCACTTAGTATCTGCTCCTCTTCTTCTAATCTCTTTAGTATTTCAAAAGCATCAAATATAGCTAGCTTTTTAGTGGCAGCAGCATTTTTAAGTCTGTCAGCTGATACATCATCGTCTGAGTCTACGATCTTTTCTTTTGCTACCTTAATTAGTTCTTCCACCGCCTTTTGCCCAGCTTGGATTATTTTCTTCTTCGTTTCCTTCGTATTCATGTGTTACGGCTATATCATTAGATTTCATACAATAAAGGCGTTCGCCTTCTATAATAAATTCAAACTCTGAATATGGCGTAAATATCACAAGGTCACCAGGTTTTAATCCTACGCGTTCTAAGGACTTATTAGAGTATTTTAGTATACCAAAGTGCTCTTGCTCCTTATTAGTATCTAGATTTGATTTATTTAAAATAGGTTTTACAAAGCAATAGTCTAAATGTGTGTTTAGATTATACATGTATATTTGGTCTAGGTTGCAAAAGTATAGTTCATCTTTAAAAAAGGTTGATGAGTTTTTCTCTTTACCTTTCATATCATAATACCTTCTAAAGATATTATGGTGAACATATACCGTATCTCCACATCTTATATCTGTATCAAAAGCAGCTGGAGTAGAAACAACAACTGCTTTTTTACTTACAAATTTATGATCTTCAATACCAGTATTTATAATAAGTTCTTTATCATCTACTTGCCTAATATTATCATACCTAGTTTCATAAGGTTTGATAATAAAGTTATATAAACTTTTCATTAGTATTTTAAGTCAAACTCTACAGCTATTGCCATATTACTATTAAACCTTTTCCAAGGTAGTATTTCATTATTTTTTTTAATAAATATCGAATACTCACCACTTCTTTCATTGTTTAATATATCGCATATAGTATGACCACCATATACTTCTTGACCTAAAGAATAATGCATTGCATCGTTTTTGTAATCAGAACCAATACTAATTTTTCTAATTACGTTAGGCATTTTCTAAAACTTCTTCTTTTTCTACGTCAGTATAAGTACCATCTTCAACATTTATGTTAATGTGACCGTACTCTTTTTCTAACTCTACTTTAAAATCTTCAACGTCTTGGTTTATAGATGCTAAGTCATGAAGAAGCCCATGCTTTCTACTTTCAAGATAACCAACTTCGTTTAATATGTTATTTATTTTAGCTTGTTGATCTTGAATTTTTTCTAATTGTTCTTCTTTAATTTTCATTTAATTTAATTTAATTTAATTTAATTGTTATTTACTCAGGCTCTGGTGGAGTCCATTCTGGAGTTGCCATTAAAGCTAAAGCTTGTTCATGATTCAAAGTCTCTACTGGAACTAGTGAACCATTAGTAATAAAACTAGGTTCAACTTGGTAAGACAGTAAACCTTGAGTATTTGCTACGTTTCTACGCATTGTTTGCGCAGAAGACTGATTAACTTGACTAAATAGTATTGCATTAGTGTCAGTTAAGTTTATTACTGCATAAGTTGTTGCCATTGTTTAATTATTATTTATTAATTGCTTGTTATTTATATATTTACTTGTTTAATATCTTTTTTACGGTATTACAGGTACACTAGAGCTTTTATCATCTGCGTTCATATTTACAGAAAAAGCATTTGAACTAGAGTTAGGTGCGTTACCTTGTAAATTACCTGGTATATTCATATTTGTACCTAATCCATTTGCTGTAGAACCTGGACCATTGCCTATCAAATCTGTTGATCCTAAATTATGAGATGTACCGTTATTTGAACTAGAAGTTAAGTTTGGACAAATAAAATTGTTTCCATCAAAATAACTATCACCTGATAAACTCCACCATCTAATTGGTGATAAATTAGAAATATCATTTGGAGCACCTCCATTGTAAACTGTTAAAACTTGACCACTTGTTAATTCTGAATTCCAAACCGCTATATTACTTAAGTTCCCGTTGGTTGCATATGTAGATGAATAATAAGATCCTATATAAAAATTATCTGAAGAAAAATCTACTGTAGAATAAACGCCAGAGTCTACCACTGTTTGAGCTTGACCATTTATATATATTTTACCAGCGGCACCTTTGTCGTATACACATACTATATTGTACCAGTTCTCATTGCTGAAACCTGGATTTGAAATAGTTACATATCCGTTATTTCCACCCTCATAATAAGCTAATCTTAAAACTGTTCCAGAA